TGTCCAGTCAAATGTGCCATGTGTTTTTGTTCCATCTGCTTTATATAGATACACTTTAAATCCATTCGGAGCGAAAGTATCAACAAAATCATAAATGGCATATCTTGCATCGCCAGCAGATCCTCTAATACTTAGTGAAATTGAATCAATATCAACAAATGTTTTAGTGAAACTAACTTGAACACCAGCATCATAGATAGATTGTGCTTGCCCTGAAGCAACAGTTACGGAGCCTTGATCTGTTTTTTGTTTTACAGATAGTTTTGTTGAAATTTCAGTAACTTTAATTAAATCATTATTTCCTGCCCCAGCAAGATCAAATCTTGTTTTTACATACCTAAAGTTCTGACCTAAAACTGTTCCATTTCCTGCACCTTTATCTGTCCAACTATATGAAGCAGAGGGTGTATCATTTGGGCCTGTTTCACTAATATAAATCCTTGGAGTAATTGTTAAACCTTGTCCAATTGTTGAATCACTATCTATAGACATATTTATAGCAATAGATGAAGTCACTAAAACGCCTCCATAGTCAAAAACTTCTTCATAAGATCCTGAATTTTCAGAAGGCAAGGCATAAATAGTATTAGCTCCATTACTATCAAAACCATTCCCAGCAAAATGATTTTCATAAGTAGTTGAAGTATCTAAACAAAAATAGTAAACATTATCAAAACCATAAACATTAGTCAAAGTTGCAGGACTTTTATATTTAATATTTCCAGTCGTTTGTCTGCTACCTGCTACCTCAAAAGTAAATTCATTTATTGTTGTTGATTTGATTACATATTTTTTAGCATCATCACTTGTTCCATTTGCTGTGCCAGAAGTGAAGTTAATTTCTATTTGTTGGTTAATAGATAATCCATGTTCTAATTTTGTAACCGTAACAATTAATCCTGCCCCTGTATTTGTGTCATTTGATTGAGAATAAGTTGCTGAAACATAACCATCTAACTCATATTTTGCATCATCTATTAATGCCGACTTTAAATCAGCATTTAAAACATAATCAGGCGGTTCATTTACTTGTGCTTGTTTTGAAGCTGAAAGTCCTTCTCTTCCAGAACTATCAACAGCAGCTAAAAAATATTCATAAGTTCCTCCAGCTTGTTCAAATACCGTTGTAAATTTTCCTTGCTTTGATCCAATTAAATTACTTGATTGAGTATTAGTTCTATAAAGGTTGTAAAAACTAACAGGCAAACAACCTGTCAAACTAGGCTCTTCCCATCTAAGTAAGACATTATTATCAACGACTTCTTGCGTTAAATTTGCAGGTTGAGGAATTTGTTGAATAGTTACGTTTTCAGCATCAGCAGTCCCTTCATTTCCATTTACATCAACAGCACTGACCCAATATTTTTGACTCCCAGTATCCCAAGTTACTTTTTCTGTGTAAAAAGTAGCATCACTTTTCCCTATAAAATTAGCACTAACAGTAGCCGCCGCTTCATTCGTAACCGAAGAAAGTGTTCTATAAATTTTATATTCATTAATTGGTAACCCGTCTGAAGCTTTAGTAATTGAATCCCAACTAAGAACAACATTTTCATTCTTTCCGTCAAAAGCATTATGAGTAACAGTTGGAGTTGCTGGTAAAGAGAAAGAAACATCTGGATAACTTTCTATCCCTGTCCTACCTGCATCTCCAAAATTCCCATTAACATCAACAGCTCTAACCCAAAAACGAACTGAACTATTCCAATCAACATCTAAAACATAAGTATTAGCTTTTATTGTATTTTTTAAAGTTGCATTAATAACATTAGTAACCCCAGTTCCACTTTGTCTTATCTCATATTCTTCAGTCTCCGTATTACCCGAAACATTATTCCATGAAAGTCTTAAAGTATTTGCTTCATAAACCCAAGAGATATTAGGAGCAGGTGCTGTAACAAATGGAACGGTAATAACTAAAGCATTTCCATAATTGCCAGCAATATCTTTTGCTCTAATTCTAAAAGTTTGCCCTTCATTCCAAGTAACTGGAATACTAAAATTAAGCGCTCTTGTTGTTCCTTCTAAATTAGACGGATTAACTGATCCGTTATAAACCTCATACTCATCAATCGCATAAGAAAAATCACCTGAAGCTACACTTGGAGGACTCCACTGCAACTCAAGAACATCATTCTTATAAGAATGTGTCCCTCCATTCGGAGCAGCAGGCTCAACAATCGAACCTGATATAGCCCTTGCATTTACACTGTAATTACCATCAGTATCAATAGCCTTAATCAGATAACTGACAGATGTTTCACTATCAATAGACCCAATTACATGAGAAGTAGTATTGAATTCCCCAATAACAGAAGCAGAACCCCAAGAAGTTCCTCTTCTTATCTCATAACCTCTAATGTCTAAATCTGCGAACTCTGGAGCAGTAGGAACAATCTTTACCCATTTCAACTGGAAACCTACATGAGGATCAAAATCTAACGTAAAAGTCTGAACGTCACTAGGTCTAGCAGACTTCCCTGTACAAGTAAAAGAGGTTGTTAAAGGTGAAACAGAAGGCCGTCCTGCTGCGTTAACGCTATAAACTTCAAACTCAAAAACCGCAGAACCAACAGTAGAATCAACGGCAACATCTAATATTTCATAATCTGGATTTTGCTGCCGAACTGTATTCCATCCTCCACTATCTACTCTCCATTTGAACAAATATTCATTAACACCTAACACAGGTTTCCATGACGCAATTACTTTGACTCTTACTTCATCTCTATATCTATATAACTGTTGTATAGGAAACTGAGTTGAAACAGTTGAAACTATATCGTCAGGATCATTACTAGTTGCTGGATTAAATGTATGTATTTGTCTTATAGACCATCTGGTTGGAGAGGCGGGAAGTTCATTTAAATTACTACTATCTCGATAATCAAGAGGCTCTTCTTGTTCTATATGATCATATTTACTTTCATTATGAGATAAAGCTGTAACTGTATATTGAAAATCTGATTTCTCTTCTACACCAATAACTTTCCACTTTGATGTGACTATTGTTTGAGCATCTGTTCCAGTGGTTTCCAAGATCCACAAACTGTTAACACTAGGAGTTTGATTTTGAAAAGTGTCTTCATAATCAGGCTGACCTGGCTGCCTTCCTGACGAATCATTAACCCTAATTCTAAAATTAGAATTGGTTGTGATTACACCATCAGAAGTAATTCCTGTTGCACCAATCTCTCCCTCACAAACACTTCCATCTTTCATTACTACAAATAATTTCCTTCCATAAGAAACATTTCCACCTGCACCTGCTAAATCAGTCAAATCAGTATTATCAACTTTTATTTTATTTGCCGCTGGAACGGCTTTTATTCGACCACCTCTTCTTACACCTGCTTTTACAGGATCTGCAATATCAATAATCTGACCAGGTCTACATAAAGTTCCTGCTTCTAAAGAAGTTGTAAATACACAAGTCTGAGTTTCATTATTTGCTACATATAATAACCATTTCCCAATTCTTCGAGCCTGATAACGAGAAGTACATCCAAAAGCATTAAGTGTTTTAGACACAAGGCCATGCTTCGCCAGATTTTCTTCGTCAACTACTTCCTCATAAACTGCATCTCTAAGCTCTAAATCATAATATTTAACAATTGCAACTGTTGTTCGAGTCTTCTGAGCTGTACCCGAATAAGTAAAACCTTCTTCTGTAATATTTGCCAAAGTAAATAAATGGCTACTATCAACACCTTTCTTGTCTTGAGTAAGAGTTAATGCCCCTGCACTGTAATAAGGCATTCCTCTAAATACAGAACAAAGATTATTAATTACTTTGAAAACATCTTCTCTTTTTTGAATATTACAATTTAAAGAAAACCTTGGTTCAGTATTAGTCGAAATACTTCCATCACTCAACCTAGTTTGAAAAGTAACAAGCTCACTACAATATCTACTAATACTATAAAAAGAATATTTATCAAGCTGAGACTCTGAGATATGATCGCCACAGCCATACCTAGAGGACGTGAGTAAATCCAGTAAACAGAAAGCAGGATCTGTTGTCCATTGTGCTGCACCCATTGTGCCGTTAAATATATATCCAGATGGATAAATTATCCGTCCATTATTTTGATCAACTGTTGGAGTTTTCCCTCCATTTGTTCCTGGGATTCGTACTTTAATACCTCTAACTCTATAAGCTCTGGTGGGGATATTATTAAATTGTTCTGCATCTAAAGTTAAACCAACAACAGCAGAGTTTGGATATGTATACCTCTTTCTAAAAGAGACATTTCCACTTGTGTTTTTACTGTCTGAAGCTGTTACTTTGAATTTTGTACTTTTCCAATTAGTGCCTAATGTTCCTGTCGTAATACTAGAAACAACAAAATTCTTATCAACAGAATTTCCACTTGTAAAATCTATATTTACAGCATCTCCTACTAATAATTCATGCCCATCGTTATACGTAATTTCAATAACATTTCCAGAGCCACCTGAATCATCTGATTGCGTATATGTGCCAGTTTTTACTGGGCCTGCAAAAGTTACCTGAGCATAACTAGCGACACGAAATTCTGTATTAATAGATAAAAGTTTTGATGCATTTAAATCAACATCTCCGTCATCAACAGTTTCACGAACTGCCCGAAACATAACAGGAAAAGTATTATTTTGAATATCAAATTCCCATTGCCTTTGATATAAATCAGCAGTACGACCTTGGATTTTGATCATATGTGATCCAGATTCATGATCTGTTCCTACGTCTATATCTGTCCATGCACCGTTACCTTGTTTCTTTTGAAAATAAAAATCAAACTCAGTACCAACGGCATCCCCATTACTTTTGACACGCTGAAGAACCCCAACACTAATAGCTATTCGTACAGCATCTACTGATGTACTAGTAATTGTTATTTCAACAGGATTGTTTTTCCTAACAACTAAATTAACAGGACTTTCGCTTGAGGTTTCTTCAAAGCCAGGCATTATTGTTTGACTTGCTGTTCCAGGTCGAGCATGAACAGTTACATCTTTAAAATTATAAGAACCATCTCTATTTTGAAGCGGAGTATTATTTAAAATAATTGATTGATGCCAAGGGTTTGAGGCTCCTGATATTGGACTAACAAAATTCGGATCAGGAGTTTTCAGTCCTTCAAGTTCTCCCTCCCCAATAAGATCTAAAACCGAAGCATGACTTCGTGAATCCAAGCTGTCTGGATCATTTTTAGGAGTTCGACCTCCACCACCGCCGCCTTTCCCGCCGCCACCTCCAGCTCCAATTATCTTTTTTTTATCAATCATGGAATTGGTTCATCATTAATATCAACTTTGGCACTGACGACAACAGAGCCTGTAATGACTTCCCCGTAGATTACAGGTATTGCCGTCCCGGATCTACTTGTTTGCTGAACGCCATTAAATGAAAAAGAATTTTCTGGATCTGCCTCATTATCAGGAACTTCAGGAATAGGCGCAAGCAACCCTGCTACGCCCGATAATACAAGGGCTATACCAATATTCCCTGCTAATGCGGCAAAAGAAAAAGCACCACTTGCTGTTGCGAAACCTCCCGCTAAACCTGCTGGCCCTAAACCAAAACCTACAGCAGGATTCATGATTGCAACACCAATCAATACAGCTCCTAAAATAATTCGACCTACATTTCCACCCCCTCCGATAACAGGAATAATTTTTATATCATCACTACCAGCAGGATAAGAAAGTTCCTCTACTGGAATAGAACTAGCACCTACATCTACTTGATAATATTGATTCGCCATATGACTCGTTAACTCAGGCCAATTAGCCAATAAAAATCTAATAGCTTCACCAGCATTATTAACTTCTGCTTCTAAGACAGAAACACCAATGAAATCCCTGAGTCTTCCATATAATTTGATTTTACGCAGCATAACGAAGCCTCCTTCCTGTACATTTTACTAACCATTCACCATAAAAGTCTCTACTACTAAGTCTTCCCTCAATATGATGCAAAATCATTTGACCATCACCTAGAAAAACTCCCATATGATTTAAGCCTGAACTATTAATAGCAAATAAAATACTATCTCCATCTTCTAAATTCTCATCAGGTGATAAGTCTCTAAATCCAGTCTCAATATAACACTTCTCAAATTGAGGATTTAAACGAAAATCTTCAGGATTTACAGGTCTTTCCCAATCTCTTAAAAAAATACCTTTTTCTAAATAATAATCCCTAACCAAGCTCCAACAATCATGAACTCCATAAACATATTGTCTACCAACTAAAGGAGCTTTCCATCCTGATGGATCAAGCCTAAACCAATCTTCTGTTTGAGGATTACATATATACCAAGGTAAATTAGTTGCTTCACAAGCTGTCCTGTCTGCTCCACTAGGTTTTGGTGAGAGGACAGGATGCGAATGAACTACCGCCAAAATATCTCCAAGTTCTTCCGCTTTCGCCCAATCACTTGGTTTAATAATGAATTGATCTTTCGGGACAGTCGAAATATTTTTACAAGCAATATATCTCTCTCTTCCCTTAATACAAACTAATAAACCACAAGCTTCATTAGGAGCATCAGCTTTGGCATGAGCCAACGCAAGTTCTTTCCAACTCATCCGTGGAAAGTTCCTATACCAGGAAAAAGGCTTGGCAATACAACTCTTTTCGGAATCTGAACAGAACTAAGATCAAAAACACTTGCTAATTCAAATTCACAAACTTCTCTGTTTTCAATAGCTTTCCGATCTACATAATAAATTTCTCTAGGAAATTCCTGATTATGATCTTCATCTGAATTACCTCCAGAAAAGTTTTCAGGATCAATATATTTAGCCAATGTTCTAATACGAGTAACTTTTGCTCCAATCAAATCAATATCAGGAGTTGTCTCATTAACCGTTGAGAGAATAGAAGTAATTAATCCAAATAAATTAGAAACTGTTAATTTTGGACGAGGCAAAGTCCCTGTTTGTCCTTGATATTTAAAACCTTCTGCCTTTATAGGTAGGGCATCATAATCTTGATTAGCAAAACGCAACTTTCCATTGGCTTGTGCGCTCGTACCATCGTGCCAATAATAAGTGGTCGTCGCTCCATGCAATGTTTGATCTAATTGCATCTGAAACAACTCAACAATTGCTGAAGGATTATTAACTTGTAAATCTTCTATTGGTATAGGCATTAGGGTTCAAATACCTGTTGAAATGTTGTACTGATCGTATTGTTATCAAAACTAGGTTGTTTTATTCGCCATTGAGTACAAATAAATTTCCCCGAATAACCATATGGATCAGTCCAATCAAAACTACTCTTTCCATTATTACCTTTAGCCGCATCTTGGAAGAAACTTAAAATATTGTTCCTGTCTGTGTTACTTCTGTTCTTAAAAACAAGCGTCCATCTTCGAGGAGCAACATTAATCCCTTTGTGAAGCCTTTGCTGATAGCCATCTCCGAAAGAGACAGTTGTCACATTCGTATTCTGAGTGAGTTCTGGTGTATAGCTTGGGCTGGCATCAGTAGAGCCACCAAGTCCAGCAGTGTTAAAAGTTGCCATAAGTTAGTAAAGCATTCCTCCTGGCATTTTTTGCCTAGCAATTTCAGCTTCAACGGCTGCACCAAGCAACGTACCTAATTGTTCCATCTGCTGCTCATTGCTTTCAACATTTGTTCCAGCAGCGTCAACAGAAACATTTACAACTGTACCTCCACCTCCAGATGATTCAACACCTAACTTCCCGTCTTTACCACGTTTTAGAGGGACGATGGCCTCCGGGCCAGCCTCCCCCATCAGGCCAACCCCCCGTGAGAATGGGAAAATCGTAGGTCTGTTAACTATGCCTCCTTTTGCAAAAGGAACGATGCCGTTTTTGCCGTAGACATTGCCTTTTTCATTGACAGGCATATCTGTATCCCAATATTTCATCCCTTTAGGTAGACCTTTTCCTGCCCAAATATCACCGCCGCCGCCAAACATACTCATGATTGGCTTAAGTATCATTGATCGAATAAAAATCCTCGTTATATCAGCCATAATTGAACGAGCAAGTTCTTTGAAGTTCAACTTGCCTGTCATCACAAAATTCACTAAAGCATCTTCCATCTTCTTGAATGAACTAATAAACGTATTTGCTATCTGAGTCTGAACATTGCCTAACCCAGCAACATATTCATCCATTAATTGTTCAGCTTTTTCTTTATCAGCTTTAACACTAAATTTATCTTGATCTTC